TTGTGTGCAGGGTCAGGTTTTGGCATTGTATCACCACACTTTCAAAAGCACCTCAAAAACCGCCCTTTTTAGATGTTCTTCAATTAGGGTATATAATTATACCTCTAAGCCATCAGAACCGCCATCAGCGTTATCCTGTGTGCTGCTGAACTGCGCTATCTGTTCGGCTGCTTTTTCTTTCATGATTTCTTCGATACGTTCTCCCGAACCGTTGAGAATTGCCAGTCTCTTTGTGGTTTCGGTATCGCCTAAGTACGGAGCAGACACGACAGCATTCTGAATAGCTTCTGTTGCATTGATAGTCTCATAGTATTCAACTGTAAAGCGTTCACGCTCGGTAACTCCTGCGATTTTAAGGATTCCACGAAGAAACTTGAATACTCTGGATTCCATCATAGCAGAATAGTTTCTCTGCTTGCTGTATGCCGCCGCTATCGCTGTTGCTGTGAGGTTGCCTGCTTCTAAGGTTTCATGATTCACGCCGCAGAGATTATCAAAGATTATCTGCTTTATGCGGTTATATGCCGCATTGTTAGCTTCAAACGGTACTGTTATCTGATGCGGTTCAGCACTTCCATCATCATCAACATGGATAACGTGTGATTTAATCAGATTCACTATAAAATTAGCATCTGCAATATCATCCATGCCACCATAGTTCTTCAATACCCAGTACACTAATTCGGCCTGTGAAACGTTGTTGACAAGCTGTGAAGCCATGAGGTCAAGTGCAGCTAAGTCCTCACGTACACCGACAATCATTGATTCGTTGTTGATGTTATAAAGCGGATAGATCGGGATTTCCGTTGATTCATCAGATGTGCTGTATACTCCTTCAACATCGTTCCATGTTGCTGAATAGCTATAAGGTTCTTTCTTCTTGCTGATTTTCATAGCTTCGGATTCTTCCTGTATGTATTCAGTACATCCGTCTGGTTCAAAGAGAGACACACAAAGCGGTTTATCTGTATCTATCTGTGTAAAATAGATATAGTCTTTCGGTCTGCCTGTGTAATCGTCAAGAATCGGGATAGTGTTCAAGAATTTGAGATTCAAGACCGTTTTTTCTCCGTCTGATTCTCCGTAATAGCCGTATGAAGCACCGCATATAAGAGCATCGGTATAGATTTCTTTAAGCGTATCATCGAAATCCTCACCGAGTAAAGCCTTGTTATCCTCGTTGTTGAATCCTATGCCATTTGTAAGCAGATGTGCACAGGATTCATTGAGGATATTCGGGAAATAGCAACATCTCAGCTTTGCGTTCGGGCTTATCAAGTCCTGATGTGCTATGCCTTTCATATCATAGATAACCTTTTCAACTGCTTCAATATCGGGATTCTCTTTGCGGTAATACTTCATTGCTATGTCAGCCGTCTTGTATGCATCGGACCGTTTAAAATCGTTTATAGCCTGCTCAATAAAGGCTATACGTTTTGTATCATCATCACCGCATTTGAGTAAATCGTTATGTGTAAGCGTTTCAAACACCCTCTTTCATATAATCCCCATATTATCACAAAATGGCTTGATGCTGTGTCTTTTCCTTTGCCAATCCTGTTGTTGCCACGAAATACCTGATATTGTCCATAGCGTGATCGTTAACTTTTACAGGTCTGTCCTCTGCTTCTGTATCATCCCATACATAGCCGCCGAATTCTTCAATAGTTCGCTTGCATACAGGCGATACCTTAATCAAGCCTTTTTTCAATGCTACTGCTGTATCTCTGATACCATCGGAAACGTCATTTTTTGCCTTTTTTACCCTGTATCGTGATTTCTTTCGGAGCAGGGTTATAAAAGATGCTGCTGACGGGTCAATCACCGTGTATACAGTTCCTGTCACACCATGCTCATCAAGAAACTTGTCAAGTTCGTCTCCGTATTCGGTATCTGTTTTCTGCACACCTGTTTCACGTCCAGAATAATAATACTCATCCACGATATACCACACTTTGCCGTATTTGCCCCATAGCGACACAGAAAAAGCGTTCTGTGTACCGTAATCGATAGATATGCAGTATCTCTCTGCTTTGCCCTCAGGCGGCTTTTCAATGGCTTCTTTGTACATCGGGTAGATGATACCTTCTGCAAGCACCCATAAGCCGAGGATGTATCTGTCATAAAATACCCCTGCAAAGTTATTTTCATACATCTGCAAGGTTTTTTCTGATAATGACGGATTGTCACGCATTTGGAAGTGCAGATATAAAGCATTGCGTTCCTTGTGACGTTTTATCCAATCGAGATAGAACCAATGTGTAGGAGAACCGGGATTGCAACTGAACCATAGCTTTGCACCGTCTACTGAGCATCGTGATATAGCCTGATGTACAAAGCTTTGTGGCATAAGCACAACCTCATCAAGGAGAACCCCTGCGAGTGTTCGACCTTGTATCAGCGTAAAAGAACTTTCGTCTTTACCGCCAAACACTTCAAAAATATTTCGGACTGGACCTCTTGTGACTTCAAGTATCTTATCCTGAGAATGCCACTTGATGTTATACCGCTTCTGTGCATAACTCATACCCATATACGGAACAACTATGTTCTGCTTTGCTGAGCCTACTGTTTTAGCACAAATGCCGAAACGCTGTCCTGAGAAGTTACGCATCGCCCAGTCAATAAAAGCAACCATCATAATTGATGTTTTACCGCTTCTGACTGCTCCATCACAGATAATTGCATCATAGTCCGAGTAAGGAAATGCAAGTATCTTTTTCTGCTTATCACTAATCATCGCTTTCTAAGTCCTCAGCCATTGCTTCAAGGGACTGACTAAGAGCATCCTGTTTTACATCATCATCAGCAAACCTTGAAACTTCTTGTTTGTTTGTATATCCGTATTTCGACATCCATAGTCCTGAAAGCTGTGTCGGGATAGTTCCTTGTTCAAATTTTCTTCGGGCATCAATCTCACATTCTTCCTTCATATATGTAACGATGTCCGAAAATTTCTTATCCTCGCCGTATATTTCGTAAAACGTAGAACGTGCAACGCCTATATATATGCAAAATCCCTCAATAGTGTAAGTAATAGGTTTTTTTAGTTCAACCGAGACAAAAGCCCCTTTGCTTGAACTAAATTCATGACATATTGCAGTTTTATTATCACAATACTCCTTAAATTCTTCCCATTTTGTAGCTAATTCTTTCGGAGTTTTTATCTTTCTCGGTCTTGCCATATCATCACCTACTTTCATTATCACCGTCTAAAATGCGTTCTAACCGCTTGTATTTTTGATAGGGTAATTATACCACCCTGTTGTCTGACGTGCCGTGTGCGTTAATCTGGTGCGTGTATATACAGAAAAAGCCACAGTATTGCTGTGACTTAATCTGCGCATCTTACCGCAAGGAGGTTATTACCTGTCCGTATTGCCTGTACACAAGGCACGTTGTAAAAATCCACATATTTTGAAATTGCTGTTCGTGCCTTTATGGTGCTTGATCTAAGTCACTACCTCATATCAAACATAAAGAGGGGATAGAGGGAGCGAGACACCGCTCCCCACAGTAAGAAAGGACATACAAGAACATCAAATCATGTGTAGAACAAAAGAATGAAAGGAAATCATTCCGAAAAGATGTGCGGAATTGCGGTAAAGGCATAGCCGCTCAAAGCATCAGCACATTACCGCATCCCTTACACGTATTATAGCACATTTTCGGGTCAATTTCAACATCATAATGATGTAATAACCACATCATTTTTGCATTTTACGCCCCATCTTCCCAATCTGGATAAACCAGATCTTTCATATCACAGCTGAGGTATTCAGCGATCAGCCACAAATGCTCTTTGCTGATAGATTCACGCCTGTTCTTGTTGTCCTGAAACGTATAAAACGAGAATCCGCACTCTTTGGCAAGCTGTTTATATGTCTTTATCCCATTCTTGTGCATCTGCTGTCTCAGTTTGCCAATATCAAGTTTAATTTTCATATCCTGTCACCGTGTCTATGCTCGTTCCCTTGCCGACAGTCTCACAGCTTACTGTGCAAATCATTGTCAGCAGTGCGGCTATGATAAATATGATCTTCTTCATTCTTCCTGCTCCTCTCCGTAAAGTATGTAATCAGCTGATACATCAAGAGCCTTGCAAAGCTTTGAGAAATAGTAAATGCTCATATATCGCTTGCCTTCTTCCCAATTGCTTATGCTGCAATGTGTCGTTCCGACTTTATCAGCTAAATCATACTGTGTCAGTTTCTTACTCTTGCGTATTTTCTTGATTCGTTCCCCGATAGATTCAACGCTTGTCATTCTCGCTGTTCTCCATCTTCATGAGATAATCTTCATAGAATTCAGCCTTTGCTATATCTTCATCGGCTGACGATGTAGCTTTCTTTCCTGCCCTGAATCTGTACTTGTATGCGTTACATCTGCAAAAGCCCTTGACAGCTTCATCTCCGAACATTGCTCTCATTACTTCGATGCATTCATGTTTTCCCTGATAGTGTGAGGGATGAATTACGTTATTCATTGCTTTACTCCTTTTAGTTTTGATAGTGGAAGTCTCCGATATCAACGGTAACTTCCCCGCCTGTTACGCTTACACCCGGGATATCATTAACTCGCTCACAGTGTGCTAACACTATCAGTGCCGCTATCACTGCTACGAATATGACTATTCCCGAGGGCTTGTTATCCTTTTTCATGTGCATCTTCCTCGCTGTTGCCATGCCGTTTAGCCTTGATTTTTTCGACCTTCTGAGCGAATAACTCGTTTTCAAGTTCATCCGTCTCTTTTGCCGACTGCGCAAGGGAGAACATGACAAGAACTGTCATAATTGCACCGCCGATAAGCACTCCGATTACAAATTCCATTCTATCACTCCTTTACTCAAATTCACCGTCTATATCATCAACGGTATTTCTTGCCTGATTCTCTAAGACAACGATTCTTCTTTTCAACTGCTCGTTCTGCTGTTTCAGTTCGCAGGCGGCTTTCATGCCCTCGTTGAATCCTGTGAGATATCCCTGTCTGAAAGCCTGCTCACATTCGTCCTTGATTTTCAGTGCTGTTTCAACTGCTGCTTTTGCAAGCGGATGTTCTTCTTTCGGAAGGTCTGTGCGGATAAGCTTCGCATAGCTTTCAACTTCATCTTTCGTGCCACACATTGGGCATATCATACGCCCTTCGGGGATGATACTTCCACACACTACGCAAAGGTTATCGGGGGTTCTTACTATCATTTTCTTTCACTCTCCTCATTTAACCATTTTTGTATGCATTCCATGCAAGTGGATAGCATACAGCACTTATCATCTGGACACGTATATTCTTTTGCTGTCAAGGCTTCAATAACGCACTGGCATAAGCCTGAGCCTATAGCCGCCTGTAAGCCTATCAGCAAATCATACTCATTAACTCTCAGTATGTAGCGTTCACGGTTCGTCATTTGGTTCTCCTATCAGGTTTAAGGCTTCGTCTTCATGTTTCCAATGGCAGTGGTTATCCTGACTGCAACAACATTCATCACAGTACGCTTCATAACAATCAACATAAAAATTTATATCCTTCACTGCCATTTTCAGAAGTCTCTTTGCTTCTTTAAGCTCCGTCAACCATTCGGCAAGCTGTCTGTGTTCTGCGGCGCACTCTCGACAGTCTGTAGCGTACTTATCTATTGCACTTCCTATCAACTGTCTGCCTATCTTATCGGCTTGCGTTTCATTCTGCTCTGCCACTTCCAAAGCGTGAGAAATTGCTTCATCAATCGTCATTTTCAGCCCCTCCTGTTCCTTTTGATTTTAACCCCTCTGTACCGCCTTTCTATTTCCTCAACAATAGCAAAGTTCACTATTTCGGGATGTGTTTGTCCTGTTGGTTCGTACCAATCCTCACCGAGAAAATAATCGCATAACTCGTTCAATGCTTCTTGTGCAGTCATAGATGGTAGCGGTTTGCTGTAATTATCATTTTCACACGTAAAACCACAAACATCTTCTATCAGATGTTTATAATCAAGTTTCTTTCTCATTCCGCATCACCGTCCTTTGGGGGTTCGGGAAGGGGCATCCAGTGAGTAACAACTCCTGTTCCGATATTGAACTCACCACAAATATCAAACATCATTCCGTCACCTTCTAATTTTGCGACCTGAATTTCGTCTCCGTCCCACTTTGGATAGTATATCAATACGCTCTTTCCAATTTCGGGTAATCTATCCTTAATACTTATCCACTGATTAACAGGCTGTACGTCTGCGGCTTTTATTGCTGATATATTATGTATTGCGTTTATCAACGCTCTACGCTGTCCACGCTCGAACATCAAAGCCTCAGCACCGCCTCCGCCTAATGAATCTAAATATCCGTTGAGATAGTCTATAACTTCATGCTTGCTTATATACTCATCCTTTTTATCGTTCTCCCATCCTGTAACTTTTATAGCTCTTACTTTATCGTCCTGATAAATAACATCTGTCTCAAATTCAGATTCATCTTTGATGCGCTGTATCTGCCTATCAAGCTTTTTGTTCATTATCTGCTCAATACGGTCTGCTCCACAGATAAGCTTCATCTGCTCAACCATAATAGCGATATCGGCTATTTCTTCCAAGCAGTTCTGATACGCTCCGTCAACGTTTCTGCGGAGTTTATTTCTTGCCTGTACGAACTCTCCGCATTCCTCACAAAGCATATCCATCTGCGATTCATAGCCGTAATAATCAGCTATCTTCTTTATACGTTCGTCCATTCCGTTCACCCCTTCTTCTTCTCCGTGCTGAGTAGTATCAGCACGAAAGCAATCATCAGTATTAATACTATGTTCTTATCTGCCTGAAACTGATCTCCGCAGACTATGAATATCACAAGTCCGAGGATTCCGATTGTCCATTTGTTCATATCCTCACCGCCTTATCTTGTACCGCTTGCAGTAATCGTCAAGCGTTTCCATTTTGACATTGATTCTGTCAAAGTCAAGGTCATACTTCTCAGCATATTCTGCCATCATTTCGTTTGAACACATCTGCTGTCCGAATATCTCAGGCATTTCCAGAACCATGAGTAAATCGTTGAAGAAACGCTGTATATAACGCTTTGTGTATCTGCGCTTTTCGCAGACTGCTATCATAGCGGTTATTGCCTGCTTCATCATGTCATTCATCACAGCTTCATACAGCTGATACTGGAATAGTGCGTTCTGTAATTCCTGTTCTTTTCGGAAGTCTTTAAGTCCTCGGCTTTTCATACAGCTTACTCCTCATATACTTGTCAAATTCCGATGCTTCCGCAGTAATCATGTATACGTCATTGCCTGTCTCTTCAACATGAGATAAGGACATTGTAACAGCCTTTGACGATGTTCCGTGTATGCCTTTGGTGTATCTGATAAGTGATTGATTGTCTTTATCCTCTTTCATGGTTGTTGTTCCGATAACTGCGTATTCGCTTATCAGTTCCTTCACCTTGTCAATACTCGTTGTGACTGTATATCCCGATGCTCTGAATTCAACTGTCTGCTTTGTGGTATCAACTTCAATCGTTGCAATTGTCGGTCTCATGCCTGTTGCATCAAAGATGAAGCATCCTGTCCTGAATATCTTACTCATGTTTACTTCTCCTCAAATTTCCTATCTGAATTTGTGAATGCTATCACCGTGCAGATTACTCCGCAGGCGAAGCCGATTAGTGTGTAGGTTAGCATTTGGAATCACCATCCTTTTCTTTCTCCATCTGTTTATAAGCAAAATTGTTCCATTCTGATGCAATTCTCTCAAACGATTCCCATTCAAAATCGGGATCTGCTTCTATTTCTCCATAGTACGTAAGGAACAATTGAAGCTGATGTATGAGAGTAATGTTTCTGCCGAGGTCAATTCCTGATAATATGCGTGTGTAAGTTACAAGTGTAGGCTTTTCTATTTTCCCTATCATATCATCGTTGCCCTCAAGCTGAGGAGCAGGATACTGTGCTAACTGGTCAGCAATTCCCACAAGAACCGCCGCCATGTTTGCATAAAACATAGCACATCCGGATAAATCTATTTCAGCTATTTTTTTCAGTACTTCTTTAACTTTCAATTCAACACATCCTTTCAATATCTCGCCCAGAGTTCGACACCGCAGGCTCTTGCTAATTTCTCAGCGTTCTTTGTAAACGTACTGTTCGTTGCGACTGCCGCTCTCGTTGCATGATAGTAACGCTTTGCGGCATATATCTCCTGTACTGCTTGTACTCCGACTTTGCCCTTATAATTTTTACACTGGACAACGATTCTGCCGAAGGGGAAACACATAGCTGATACGTCACATCCATAATCTGAGGACTGACCTCGCACCCTTATCATGAAGAATCCGTGAAACCTCATCTTCCATGCAACGTGATGTTCATAGCGGTCACCCTTCTTCTTTGTATTCTTCCGTCTCATTTTTCCAGTGCCTTTATGTCATTGATAAGCTTGCGGATAATAGCCGCTTCTTCATCGTACTTTTTTAGCTTTGGATTCTCTGACAGTGTGAGGATTTCGGCTATCGTCATACCCTTTTTATCCTCTATTGATACCTCGCTGATGCCGAGCGCAAGTGCAACGGCAGCTGTGTTATATTTCCTTAACATGATATTCTCCTTTTCAAATCATCGAGTTCTCGTTGTAGTTCTGAGATGTACTGTTTCTGTACCTCGATGTCCTTGCGGTACACATCCAGTATTGACCTCACTTCTTTGAATGTTCGCTTTCGCCTTTTCTTAAATTCACCCTGTCGGAATACTCCGTTTTCCTTTTCGACTTTTGCCGCACAGTCAGAACAGTATTTCTGCCGTATCAGCTTGTAAAATGATTCTGAGTATTCATCCCCGAGCCGCTTTCCGCAGATGCAACAATGTGCTGTTAACACTCCGTCAACACGGCTAAGAGCAGGGTTTTTGTATTTTGCCATTCGCTCACTCCCCTCTTTTCGGTTATACTTTTCGTTATCGTTATCGTTTTACCTAAATCTTTGATGGATTTTAAAAAAATAAGCAGGGGACTACTCCCGAAACGGCAGTTTGAAGATTCTTTTCGTCCGTCCCATGTCCGAGAGCAGACGCTTTTTTTCTTCTTCGCATAGCAGTTTTATCAAGCGTGAATTTGGCTTGATAGGGAATCTGGTTTCTTTCTCACTGCCGCCTGCAAAATCAGAATATTTACAGTACATAAATATTTCAATATCAGGATTCTTTTCAACCATCTTCGTGAGCGTTTCAAGATCATCCACACTGTCATAATCTTTTCGCAGTTCTTCCATTCTGATAATTGCAGGCCGCTCCCTGCTGTATATGATATCAGGGATATTAAATTTCCTTGCAAACCAGAACGAAAATGCGACTATGCCTATAAGCATTAACGTGCCTTGCGTATCCATATTATCACCCTTTTTTGATGATAGAAAAAGCCGTGTCAAGAATCCGAGTGACGGTCAGATACTTGAACGGCTTTGCCGATGTTATTTTGCGTTCCCGATGCTAAATCCGTCACACTCAACATCGGCTTTTCTATACTCTTATTATACCATATCTTTTTGTAAATTACTGCCCAAATGAATCGGCATTTTTGCCGATTGATTGGTGCATTTTAAGGGTTGACAAACATATTTCACCATAAGGATAATTGCTCATTCGCTGTTACTGCTCTTGCATTCTTTTCAGCCTGCTTATAATAGCTGTCTTTAAGTTCGACACCTATTGCTCTGCGACCGTTCTCAAGTGCTGTTACAACCTCAGAACCGATACCCATGAAAGGAGTTAACACAACATCATCTGGATTCGTCCAAAGATTCAAAGCTCTGCGTATAACTGTCAGCTGCAAAGGACATATATGCTTTTCATCTTCGTTGTCTCTCGCACTTCTGTATTGCAGAGTATCGGAAGGGTTGATATCTGTCCATATAGGACTTGCGTATCTCTGCCATATATCAACAGGGAACGTTTCGTTTGTATGTGTTATCGGCTCTGGATTATCTCCGGGCTTACGCATTACAACTAAGTAGTCGGGAATTCCCTGTCTGCACATCGCACTGTCCTTTTTTATCTGCTTGTGCAACAGTCCGAGTGCCTTTGTTCGCTGCATTGCTATAACAGGGTCTTTCCAAATGCAAACTTCTGAATGATAAATGAATCCTGCCTGCTGATACATCCTTATCAAATCACCTCTGAAATCGTCTATGCCGATGAATCCGTCACGGCTCTTTGATGTTGGAAGGTTCATGCAGTGTACAGCCATCAATCTTCCAGGCATAAGCACTCGATATAGTTCCTTTACTATGAATTCAAAGTGTTCATAGAATTCATGCTTATTCTTGCTGTTTCCTAAGTCTCTCTCACTGTTGCTGTATGTGTACAGACTTGCAAATGGTGGAGAATAAATCTCAAAATGTACACTATCAGAAGGAATCTCTGTCAACACTTCACAGCTATCACCGTGATACAATGCCATTCTCTCATCAACATACTGATTTTTTACTTTCATCACTTTCACTCCTTAACCATATCGGCAGACGCATTTCTTCAACTGCTATATATTTTTCTGATATCCTTATCGTTCCTTTGATTTCGCTTGATAGGATATCTTTTGTGTACTTCACAAGTTGTGCAGTCATATGTTGTGCTTCTGCTTGTTTTCTTTCGATGTTCTGCTTTACTGATATCTCAGCTTCTGATGTTATGATATATACATCAACAGGCTTTTTCTGTCCGAATCTCCAACATCTTCTGACTGCCTGATAATAACTTTCAAAGCTATCAGATAAACCGCAGAATATAACCGTGTTACAGTTCTGCCAATTCATGCCCCATCCTGCTATCTTTGGCTTACTGATAAGCCTTTTTACTTTTCCCTGTGAGAAATTGATCATTGATGTTTTTTTGTGTTCGTCACTGTCAGCACCTTTTACTTCGACGCTATCGGGGATTATTTCTGATAATAACGCTGATTCATCGTTGAAGTCACACCATATCAGTGACTGTCCGTCTGCCTGTTCTGCGATTTCCTTTGATTTCTCAGCACGTCTTTCAAGGCTTTCTTTCCTTGCTTCTCTGCGTTCTGATAAACTCTCTGCAATTTCTGCATAGAACATCATCTGTCCATCCTCGTTCTCTGTGTTGCCGCTCTCGACCTGTATCTCATGAATGTTCAGCGGTGGAAGCTGATAGTCCTTGCCATCATATCCTAAATCGGCAGGAGAAGTCATGCAGCAAGCCCATGATGCTATCCATTCAAAAAACTTATCCTTTGCGTGTCCTTTTAATCTCCATTTTGATGTGTTCTTACCATCGTGTACAAAATACGTTGCAAGCATTTCTGTCTGTGTCATAATCCCTAAGAATTCAGCATGATTTCCGATTTCCATAAAGTCATTTGGTGCAGGTGTTGCTGTACAGCATAGCTTATACGGTGTATCTTTGAATTTTTCCGTTAAGGCGATTCGTGTAGCACCTGTTGAATTCTTCAAAATCGAACTTTCATCAAGAATTATGCCGCCGAATGTACTCTCGTCAAAATGATCTATCATCTCATAGTTTGTGATGTTGATTCCTTGCTTGACATCATCCTGAGTACGGCAGATATTTACATCAATTCCGAATTTCCTTCCTTCGTTCCTTGTCTGCGCTGCAACTGCAAGTGGGGCTAAAATCAGCACATTTTCACCTGTATGCTTGTAAACTTCTTCTGCAAATGATAACTGCTGTAAAGTCTTACCGAGACCGCAGTCCTCGAATAAGCAGGCTTTTCCCTTTTTCAAAGCCCAGTAAACAATATCTCTCTGCCAGTCAAAGAGATTTTTGTTGTACTGTGATTTATCACTTTCAAATCCGCTTGACTTTATCTGTGTCAGCTTCGATTTGATGAACTCTTTGTAATCGTTCATTTTTTTGTTATCCTTTCTAATTAGCTTTATATTCGCCCTGTAAGCCCTTGCAAGCGTTCATAGTATAATTACACTACCCACATATCACAAGGGCATTACAGCGCATTGTGGATGCTCTCAGCTATATCTCACGTATTCTTATGCCGTGAATGTATAACATCAGCTTTCGTTTGATGATGTATTCTTTCGTTTTCATGCCTTTTACATCTTCAACAACATGAGTTCCGTCCTTTTCGATGTAATCAAAGTCAGCGTAATAGCTGCACTCCTGTTCTATGACTTTTCCATCTTTCGGCTGTCCTTTCTTTGGACCTCCCTTGTAGACCTCTGAGGATGGTTCACGCTGAGCAGGGATGAGGATGTATTTCTTCTGGATTTCAAGTTCGCTGATCTCATGTGCCATCTGCAAGAAGTGGAGTTCATTACACCGCCTTGCTTCTTTTCGGCTGTCATGCTTGTGTCCCTGATTGCAAAGGCATTTCGAGGAATTATATTTGCTGTACATGTTACCACCTCACCACATTCAGAATTTCGGTATTGCTGATATTTGCATCTTTCGGCAGAAATTTATATCCGTCTATCTCACAAGTATTACCGTTCGGACAGTTCGTGCCTTTTGCAACTCCCATTAGCCTGCATACTGTTGGTCTGACAGGATATATCAGGCACTTTTTAGCTTCGTTGTCTCTGAATGGACACGTTGCTTTATCCTCATGCTTTATCGGGTTGATACCGTGTACTGCAATATAGTTTCTTATCGTGTTTACTTCGGGAATAGATGCAGGAACTATACCGCAACATTCACCGCAGTTTGTGCAGTTCTTATGTTCCGGAATATTAAAGATGCTCATGTGCTTTCATCTCCTATCAGCTTTAACACATCTGCTTCATGTTCCCATTTCCCATCCGAGAGACAATATATATCAGCATTGGCAAGTAACAAAAGCCTTTTCGCTTCATCCAAATGCCTTTCAAGCCTTTTCTTATCCGCTGTAAGCTGAGATATCAATGCGATTATCTCAGGCTCGGACATCCATTTGCCGTTTATAATCATGTTCATCACTCCTCGAAAAATGATAGTTGTTTATCTGTCTGCCCTGTAAGGCTCAATATCATCGTAAGCCACTTTGAATTTATCTCACAATCCTTTACGCCAATTTCTTCTTGCCATGAACTGAGCACGCTTCATCTTTCTACAAAGATTAGCAAGTTCATTTCCTTTGGTCTTATAGCTCCAAGCAAATTCATGACCTGCAAAATACTCTACATAATAACCATAGGCATATTCATAGTAGTAGTTGCACTGACTGCATCTAAGATATTCTTCAACGATGCCTCGTTCATCTCTGTATGCTTCACTACCTACGTCATCATAACCGCAGATAGGACAAGTGTAGCCATCATTCATCTTATCACCTTTAATCTTTCTGCTATCGCCTGCACAACATCAACTGTCACTCCGTTGCCTGCCTGCTTGTAAAGCTGACTGTCTGAGTTTACAAATGCAGCCTTTTCAAAATAATCATCTGTCCATCCTTGAAGTCTGAAACACTCCCTCGGTGTCAGCTTGCGTATAGCTATGTAGCAGTTGTATTTTTCGTACCATACCGCATACACTTCCTTATCGTTGACTTTCAAAGCCACTCCGTGACGGTCCTGTGCCGTCAGCGTGAATGCTTCGTCACCGTTCTCCTTGAACCGTCTGCCGTTTTGCCTTTTCTCTATGCGGTCAGGTGTGAGAACTGGGATTGCAACTGCTGTTCTATCGTGTTTGAAGTTTGACACGCCTGCATCATATCTCGCTTTCAGACAGTTGGCTATTTCGGTTTCTTCTCCCTGGACGTTATAATCAATGCCAAACTGTACAGGGATATGCGGTTCTCTGCCACCACCGTCCATCTTGTTAAGGCATGGGGATATTCCGTCAGTATCATACAGGCGGTATTGATTCGGATTTGTTCGGTGCGACTTCTGCATACCGATCTGATTCACTTCACAAACACTATCTTCTCCGCCTGCTCCTTTGAGAGGAAATATTTGCTTTCGACCTCTGCTTCGAGAATGTCCGACAGTGTACACTCGCTCCCTGTTTTGCGGAATTCCAAAATTCTTCGTGTTAAAAATTTCCCACTCTGCATCATACCCCAGTTCGTCCAGTTCAAGGAGAATGGCAAGGAAGTCAAATCCTCTGTTGCTTGATAACATTCCCTTAACATTTTCGTAGATAAACCATTCAGGTCTATCTTCTTCTTTGAGTTCCCCAAGAACCCGAAATACTTCTCGAACGAGAGAACTTCTGTCTCCCCCAAGTCCTTTTCGCTGTCCTGCGATGGAGAAGTCCTGACAAGGTGCGCCGAAGCACCAACAGTCTGCCGGGGGTACGTTGTCAGCGGTGATAAGTCGAACATCAGCTGAATACCACTCTCCATTTCTGTATTCCTCCTTTAAAATTTCTTTCTGTCTTGCTTTTACGTCCATGTCTGCAAGTCGGGACCGTTGCTCATCGGTGAGAAGATGCATTGAGGTGTAGCTTGCAGCTGCGAACTTATCCCACTCGCAAAAGCCAACACATTCATGCCCTGCAAGTTCCATTCCTCTGCGGAATCCTCCGACCCCTGCGAATAAGTCCAGGAATTTCACCTATCATCACCCTTCCTTCTATCCCTGTTCGCCTTTGCTATCTTAGATTTGACCGCTCTCACAAAGGTTTCAGTTTCGTTCTCCTTCTTGATTTCTGTTCTTCTTCTTTCAAGTTCCTGCTTGTATATTGCATAGTCTCCGCAAGTTGTATGGCATCCGATACAGCGATCAGTGCAGTTCTTGCAAGGAGACATTATTGTTGTTGAGATTATCATAGCCTGCTCCTTTCATATCCCGAGGATATCAGACACCTTCTGGATAAGCTGTTCATACTGTGCAGGCGGTATATCCGCTTTGCTTATCGCCCTTTTGATTTCTTCATACTGCTTGTATGGGTTGCTGTTGCTCTCCATGTTTGCTATGATTTCCCATATCTCATGGAAAGCATCTGCACGGCCTTCATAATATTTGCAGGGGGATTCTCGTTCTCTTTCACGGTACTCTTTTTCATAGTTCTCTAACACTTCAAGTATCTTGTCTATCACGTTTATCACTCCTTTCATAACGTGAATTTCTTTGCGGCTTCATCGAATACCTGCTCAACTTCATCATCAGAGAGGAGATCAACAAATCCACTCAGATCTGCGAACTCTGTTGCAGAAGTCTTTTTCATGAAGCACTTGCTCACATGGTCGATATCATCCTTCATGCAGGCAATCCGCTTTGTACACGAACTGTATTTGACCAATATTCTTTTCTTGCCTGTCAGAATCTTACCTGTCAGACGGTTCTTTGTAACTCCGATCACCGACTGGAATAAATCGTTAGTTGCTGTATCATCATTCTTGCTGTATGTTATGACAACATCAACAAGGTTTGTGATATCACTTGTGCCCGATACACTGTCATTATTCAACTCTGTGCCTTTGCTTTCCTTCTTCGGATGCGCTATCAGCAGAATTGCTATATTCAATTCTCTTGCAAGGCTTTTGACCTTTTTCACAAATTCACGCTGAGAATTGAATAATTCATCGGAATCCGAAACATCAATAGCTGTCATGAGATTATCAAGAAGAACGAATTTTACATCATACTGCCTTGCAACTCGTTCAATAGTTTTCAGCAGCATTACCTGTTCTTTATCTTCATCACTTGCGGTATATAGTGCATCGTTGTCGTAAATGTACGCCCTGCCGTTGTAGTATTCGTCAAGGACCTTAACTGCATTTTCGGCTATTACATAATACGGCTCATCGTACTCGTTATGCTTTTCTATCACGTTCTCCCTGCCTGCGATCTGTAAGTCAAGCCATGAACGGAAATGATAGTCAGGAAGTTCGCCGGAATAAGCGAAACATGATACATCCTGTTCAAGTGCCGCCTTGTATATCATGCTACCGAGAGTTGATTTACCCTCACCACGTTTACCTGTCAGCAGTGCGACTTGTCCGTAATATATGCCGCCTATCGCTTTATCAAGTTCATATATGCCTGTTCTGATCTTAGGCAGTTCTGAAAGGTTTATGCTCTTAGCATCAGCAACGCTTTTAACCGATGATACTGGTCTGAGTTCTGCGTTCTCTATCGCTTTCAATACAGCAGCTTTGCCATACTTGCGGAGAATATCGTTTGCATCCTTTTCCCCGAGATAGTCAACCATTCTTACAACTTTGATTTTCTTTTTCGGGAATTTCTTTGTTATATCATCAACCAGAGTTATGTGATTGTTCTCACAGTCTCCGAATACGATGATTTCTTCAAACTGCATTACCCAGTTGTAACAATGTTCAACCCATGTGAACCCTCTTGCACCGTTCGGGACCGATACTGCATTCTTTACACCGCTATCCGCACAAGCCAGGCTGTCAAGCTGCCCCTCAGTAATAACAAGCTGTGTGAAGTCCTCACATTGTCTCATGCCGAATAATATCGGCTTTGTATCGTGTTCAAACCACTCTTTGCACTTGTCAACCCCTTTTTTGAAGTCGGTTTTTCTGTACTTTGCCGCTACCATGATGCCGTTTTCATCGTAAAAGGGGAATACAAGTATATTATCCTTGCCGTTCTGAGTGGTGATCTTGTATTTTTTTGCCGTTGCTTCGGATATCCCTCTCGTTTTGAGGTATTCAACGGCAGGCTCTCGGACTTTGATTTCTCTCTGCGGTAATCTGCGGTATCTTTTCGGCTGTGTATCAAGCAAGGGATAATTAAAATCCCTTGCCAGTTCTACGAAATGTCCCTGCTTGCCACAAGATGCCCTCAGACAGCAGTATGCACCTGTTTCAAGGTTTATGCTGAATGTGTACTGATCTTTCTTATTGCCGCCGCAGTAAGGGCAATACCTGAATTCAAGTTCATTTCCCTTATGCCGTGTATCGCATCCCATAGCAGAAGCGAACCCGAGAACATCATCGACTTTGTATTCGTAGCCCATTCTATCACCTTATTTCGGTTTGATTTCTTTCACCATCATGTCGTATCCATCGTATACTCTGACATATCCGTCAGCATAGTATCTTGTTTCACCGCCGTATTCGTTATTTTCTATTTTCAGAATTTTCAGATAATCGGGGCGATTTTCGTTGATTTCGTCCAGTTCGTTGCGGTATTCATCATGCCAACAACGCTGATTGAACCATGTTGAACCGTGCTTGATATACTGTGTTGGTGTATTCTCCGCTTTGATCTGCGTGAGGTATCTGTTCAAGCCGTCAAGTATGGATTCTTTTGTCTCTCCGTCCTTCCTTGCCTTGACATATGACTTATAAGCGTTTGACTTACCCTCTTTTCGGGGATAGAGTTTCCAGATAGAATCGAATTCGGATTCATACGCCGATTCGGAATCGGCATTTATATTATTCTTTCCTTTCCTAACCTTACCTAACCTAACCTCGGTATCCATTTGGCTGTCATTTGGTATACCATTGGTTGTCAGTTGGTTGTCAGTTAACGCATTATTTTCTGTTAATTCAAGCAATTCTGCATATATACTCGGATGATATCTGTCTGATCGAATTGAATTATTGGTATTCCAATCGCATATAAACGATACTAAATCATCGTTAAGAATCCTGATAAATCCTTTTGCAACAAGCACTCTTAAATCATCCTCTGTTGCTTTTGTCTGTGTCATAACAGAATACGCTTCAACAATCCCATCGTCATCTGCCATCATGCCGAGATCATAGTAAAGCAATCTTGATGTTGGCGGCATTCTTAAAAACCGTCCTGAGTTTATAACTGATTTTGCAAACATTCGTCTTTCAGCCATTTTTCAACCTCCGATCTATACTTTGAATTTTGTCTTTAGAACGGTGTCGGACCGTCTGAGAGGATTTCTTCAAAGTCGCTGAGGTTGCCATACTGTGATGTATCAATTCCCTGCGCCTGAGCCTGCTGTACAACATTCTGTGCGGCAGATGGAGCAGGCTGATTATTGCCCTTATCGCCGCAGAATTCAACGTTTTCTACAAATACATCCGTTGTGTAATGGGTAACATCCTGATGATTCCTGTCTTTGTAGCTGCCTGTTCTGAGTGTGCCTTCAATAGAGATCATCTTGCCTTTTGTGAAGTAACGGCTGATGAATTCGGCTGTCTGCTTGAAAGCAACGCAGGATATGAAGTCAGCATCATACTCTCCGTTCTGGTTCTTGAACTTTCTGTTGACTGCAACATTGAAACGGCATGAAGCTGTTCCGTTCTGCGAAGTTCTGAGTTCGGGGTCTGCTGTAAGTCTGCCGATAATGATAACTTTATTCATAGTTTAAATCTCTCCTTTTCGTATAAGCGTTTTAAATGGCGTTTTTAGCCACTATAATTTTAGGGGTATAAGTTATAGCCTAACAGCTATAAAATTGATTCTGGTGCATTTTGAACGCTCTCAGAGGTATTACAGATAGTTTGCACCGAATACTTTCATAAAATCTTCTGTTGACCATCCCTGCTCTTTCATTGCTTTGCGCTGTCCGTATTTGTGAAGGTAATCCATAACCTCACCATTCTGATGCGGGCTGTAAGGCCCATAAATATGGCAGCGACTATGGCAAAGATAAACATACAAACCGTATTTTTCAGATAACTTTCTGCGGCCACCTCCGAACAGATGATGTTTATCAAGCGGATCTCCACATCCGTTCCTGCGTTCGGCAGAGGAAACATTCTCTTACTTCCTCCAATCACTTCACCCCCTCTGTCAAAGCCCTTTCGACACTCCATCCTCGTCTAAGTCGACATATTA